GAATGGAAATCTAACAGCCACATCATCAGCGTGAGTTGCAGCAGTTGAACCATGAGTTCCTCTTATTATAGTTAAAGTGCTATTTGCTAAGTCAGCACCTGTTCCTACTGCAGTTACTTCACATATTTCGTTTTCAAGCCTAATTAAATCACCTCTTTTGAAGAATTTAGAATGTCCATCTTCTAAATACAAGGTTGTAGTTGTTGTTCCTGAAGCAATAGCTCCATCTGTCGCAGTATCTATATCAGCAGTAGAATCGGTATATTCATTGGAATCGGGAGCAACATTAGATATAGAAGTGGCATTAGCACCTGAAGTATCAGCGTTATATCCAAGCAACCTTCCGTTTGGAAGATAAATAAACTCCCCTGCAGGCAAAAGCATAGTGGAATACCTTGTAACTGTAGCTCCACCTCCCGTATCTACAGAATTTGCATCATCAGTATTAGAATTATTCTTCCATTCCTGATAAGTGAATTGCAGCTCTGCACCTACCGTACCTTCATTATAAATACATAAAGCTTTAATGTTAGATACATTATTAGCTCCCTTTGTAGTTGTAACATTTAATACATTAATAAATCCATCTGTATTATCTACTTCATAAGAGTTTTCAAAAAGATTGTGAAACAATTTTTGCTTTCCAAAACTCTGCCCGTTTATTGTTAAATTAACATTGCCCTGTGCCATTCCTAACTCCTTTTTACCTTAAATGATATTTTATATTTACTTGAACTGATATGTCATCTGTGCCACCAACATTTTCTGCAAAAACTAATATTGCCTTTCCACTGTCAATATCTGCTGTTTGAATAGTTATTGTTCCATTTGAAACTCTATCATCTCCAACTGTTATTGCTGACGCATGGTCTCCTACAACTGCTCCACTCGACAAATCTCCTGCGGTACTTCCACTTCCTGTAGTCATAGAATAACTACAAACATGAAGATTTACAGTTGAAGAAGCATCACAAGACATTATATATTGTATCGCATCTATTGTTATGTTTTGTTGCAACAGCCAAACACTTGGGACAAACTGCTCTGCTACAGAAGCGATTGTCAAGCTAGTAGCAGGATTTGTTCCTGTGCCTCCCCAATCCCCTGCATTAACATCCCCTGAATATGCAGTTCCTTCAGAACCTCCTGCATTAGTTACGAGGGGATGATGAACTCCTGCTGCAGGACTAAAGTCAAACAATCCAAAAGATTTAAATTGAGTATTTACAGTATGTTGTCCTATTCCCGCTTTAACCAAATCGTTTGTAGAATCTACAGTAACCAGTGCATTACCGCTTGCATCGTATATTACAGTATTTGTTGTTGTATCTGATGCTGGTTGCACTTTTAGATTTCTACTAGATAAATATAAAGCAGTAGTATCTCCATCCCCACATGTTATTTGCTTAATAGTCGTAGATATTCCCGTATTACTATTACTTGTGTGAAGTATGTCTTTATAGACATCCTTTATACTACTTCCTGTAAAACTAGCCATCTATTTACCTTCTTTCTTGCTCCCTGCTTCTTCTTTTTGTTGTTTTAAATATTGAACTATTCCTAAACATTGCAGATATGCAGCTTTTGCCTTCTCTGCTTCTTGCTCATATTTTGCTATCTCTTTATCTTGATCCATCTTTTTGTATCTCCTTTTTATACAATTTAACTTGTTATATCCCATTTAAATACAATTGTTATATTTGTATCATATCCTGCAGATGGTGTAGCTAAATAAAACTGATACAATTTTCCCTTTGTTAATGGTGCATAATCTGACCCTACTGTTGGGCTTGTCATATCTAATTCTTGATATATATCATCTGCAATATCAACAGCTGTTTCTTTTCTAAAAACTAAAGTACCTGGAACTTCTGTAGCATCTGAAGCTTCCAACACTCTAAAACTTATATTTCCATCTTGTGCTACTTCTGACCTGTATGTAATTTTTTCTATAGTACAATTATATGGAGCACAAAAACCTTGATATTCATTTCTTGATGTTGATGTTGTTCCCTCAAGAACATACCCTGTCATTGGAAGATATGCTGTAGTTCCATTGGCATAATACCCTACAAACTTTGTTTCATAATGATATTTTCCAATTCCAATTATATCAGTGCCTGCATCATCTGTAAACGCTAATTCATTTGGAGTTGCAGTATCAACCCATATCTGACCATAACCTGCTGTGTCTGCACTTGCATCTGCTTGTTCTGCGATCTTTAAAGTACCAAGTAAACTTGTTACTCCTGTATCAACACTCTCATCCAATGAAAGCATTTTATCTCCACCGACATAAATATCTAACACATCATCACTTGACTCTGTTATATAAGTCCCTGCAACCCCTCCATCAAAACCAATTTTTTTAGTTGCATCCATTTTTACATCACAGCCTGAAAACAACAAATCTCCATCAGGGTCTAATGTTAAATGTGCGGCAGTTCCATCATCATCTGTAGTTGTGATAGAAGATGCTCCTGCTGCATCAACGCTTATAACCAATTTGTCTCCTGTGTCTGCATCATCAAACAAACTAAGTGAGTTGGAAGCAGCATTAAGTGTCATCAAGCTTCTCCAATCTCCTCCTGATTCTTTAGCATATACAGTAAAAAGTGCTGCTACATTATCAAGATAATGATACTCGTGTCTATCTAACAACCAATATGTGTCTTGTCCTGATGGGAATAATTGCTGAACAGAACTTCCTTCTGCTGAGAATTGTATATATCCGCCACTCCCTGTTTTTAAATCCAAGTATTGGTTGTCTGTTTCTATTGAATGAGATTTGAACTTCCCATTTAAACTAAAGTCAGCATCAAATCTTACTTCGCTATCAGATAGCTGTATAGGAGCATTTTTACCACCTATTCTTAACGATTTTAAATGTCTATCTAAATTAGAGTCATCTAATAAACCTAAAGGGTTTTTCTTTTTAGGTTCAAAATCCTCACTTTTGCTATTTGATAACCTTCTTGGCATTATCTCCCTTTTATTTTGTCAACAATAGGTTTTAATACCATATCCCACACTAAGTCATCTTTTTTAGATGGACTTAACTTGATTCCTTTTTCTAATATATATAATGCTAATAAACACCATTCCCAGTTAGTTGTCATAAATTCAAACATTTATTTCTCCTTTTCTAGTTTTTTTAACCGTCTTATAATCTTATTATAATCACCTTTCCCAAATATAGGAGGATGACTATCTTTTTTAAGAATAGCCACATCTTTCTCTAGCTCTTCAATATATCTTCCATACTTGTCTATCTTCTTGTTTGTTATTTCAAGCTGCTTTATAAGTATAGATCTGTCGTTCTCTAATTCTTTTACCTTTAAATCAAGTTCGTTATCTTCTTCAACATATTTGCGTAATTTCTTTATCTCACGCTTTTCCATGATTTTTTTAATAACAAACTCTATGCCTTTTTTAGCTATCAATCCTTGTATCATTTTCTGTAATCATCTATCATTTTTGATCCTATAAAAAAAACAACTATAAATCCTAGTATAAAATAACCCCAATCTATCATTTCTGCAGCCCAAGCCATGTTAAAATAATGCCAATTAGGGCAGACAAAGTTATTCCTGTTGTTTTTATTGCGGTTATATCGTTTTCCGCCTCATTTAATCTTCCATTTACTTTTTCAAGATGCTTATAGTTTGCATCTACCTTTTCTTTTATATATTCAAGATGTGTTAAAACATTATCTCTATATTCATTTACATTTTTTTTCATTTATCTTTGCAATCGTCCCATTTCTTTAAATCCAACATAGGTAGAGGTTTTTCAATTAAATGGTCTTTCAATTTATCATTTTGTATAGCCACTTTATTTCCACCTTTAATGTAAGGTTTCCCATCAGCACAACCTACCTCGTATACAAAAAGAATTGTTTTCCATATTCCCACTCTAACTACTCTAGCAGGTCTTTCATCAAAAATTATAACATCATCAGTATTTAAGTCGTTGCCAATAAAAACTTTAAGTGCTTCAATGGCAGTTTCAATAGTATTTCTACCTAGAATAAAAACAAATGCAACTGCTGCCATCCAGCCATATTGACCGATAAAGATTTCTATAGTCTCTTGTTCCATTTGTCTCCACTCTTCTATCCCTCAATTAATTCTCCCCAAAGAGATGTCTTGCCTTTTATAATTTGTATAATATGAACAGTAAAATGACCACCTCTAAAAAAATCTACTATAGCAAAAGCATGACTCCAATTAACATCTCTGTAACCCAGCCAATCATTTGCTTCTGGGCTCATATCTTTTAAACATCCTATACTCCATGCAGATTTAGCACCATCATGATGAGTAGCTGAATGTTGTTGCAAATCGTGCCAATGACCATACATTAAATTGCAAGCCTTCTTTCTTAGATGATTTGCTGCATGATATTGTCCTCCAAAATGATGCCCATGATAAAAATGAAGCTTACCTATGGTTAGATATTTACCCATCGGATAATACTTATAACCCCTCTTATCCAGTTTAACAGCATTGCGAAATTTATATTGAGGAACATAAGGATATTTTTCAACAACAATATTAAGCCAATTGTCATGATTTCCCTCTGTTATATATTTTTCTTTGCAATTTGCTTTATCGAGGGATTCATCTATAATATCCATTCCTAAATTTACATCTTTTACATCTTTATCAAAATCTTTAATTAAATATTCTAAAGGAGGAGCTTTCCTTCTTTTGAATCTCCAAGCCGAAAAAGCTTCCCACTCTCCAACATCTCCTAAATCAATATATATATCAGGCTTAACTATTTCTATAGTTTTGCATAATACATTTATCGCTTTGGAGTCGTGCAAAGGAAAATGCTTATCAGGGGTTACAATTGCTCTTTTAATTACACCCCTATCTTTCAAAGCCATATAATTTCCTTGTATTTTTGATAATAATTTAGTATAGAATTTAGAAAAATCCTAATTGGAGGAAACTGATTTTACAATCTCGCTAAGTTCTTTAGCTCTATTTGGTGTTTGCTTAGCCCAAAGAGAATCCAACATTTCCATAGATGCCTCTTCGTACTGTTCTGTTTCTAAATAGTATATTGTTTTTTTAAATTTAGAAAAACCTTTTATTCCAAGTTGGTAACACATATTAGAAACAACAAATTTTACTGGATTTGGGCTATCCTTAAACCAAGGAAATGCTATCAATATTCTTTCGAGTAATTTTTTTATTTTTTTCATAAGGATAATCTCTGCTACATCTTCATCTAAAATTAAATCTTTTATAGCAAATCCATATCCTATAGTATCATATCCCTCTGTGCACTTATAAACTTTCGATCTAAAACCTTCGTGTCTTTTAATTGCTTTTAATAAATCCATATAATATAATCCTTATATATATAATAAAGGGGGGTAACCCCCCCCTTATTATTACTAATTAATTATAGACTATTAGTCTAAACTATCAGTTAATGCTATAATTCTTCTGTCGCCAGCAGAATCAGCACATCTTGCAACTGCACCATATAATACATCAGCAGAAACTAAGTCTGACATATAAGTGTGTTGGTAAGAGTTTTTAACACTAGATGATTGAATACCCCAGTATAAAGCAGATTCGTGAATTGCAAATCCTCTTAATAAGTCATCGTCATCTGTGTCGCCACCACCTGAACCAGTATCAAAACCTGTCCAAGCTTTAGTAATACCTGCTTCTGCATTAGCAGCAACAGCACCATCATCTAAGAAAACACTATTAGATGCAATAACTGGCATACCAAGTAAATTACCTGCAACTCCAGTATTTGCAAACTGTCCACCTAATGGAGATTCTGCTGTTCCTTGTGAGAAAGCATTACCAAAATTAGATGAGTTTGCTAAAGCACCATAAGCTGTTTTTCCTAAAACGATAGTCCAACCATCTGTGCTACCTGTTTCGCCTACTATTAAAGCCATAAGCGAAGAAAGGTTTGCAGGTGTCAAAGTAGCAGCTACTTCTACATTCATTGTTGCATTTGCATTAACACCATCGCCACTACCTAAAACATCTGATAAAGCATTTGCTACTGTGGACATTAAGTAATTATCTACTGTTTTAGCAATAGCATAACCTAATTGACCTGAATACAAGCTAAATAAATCATAAGTAGATTGCACTTTTACTGCATCAGGAATCCAAAGAGGAGCTACATAATGCTCATCAAATTTAAGTTGTGTTGTAGTTGCAGTATCACCACCTGAAACATCCATTGTAATAGTTTCAGCAGCTTGACTTACTGCTTTTACGATTGGAACACCAACGTGAGGTAAATTTATTACATCTCCACCTTCTGCAGCCATTCCTGAAAGATCTGTTCCGACCTTTGTCATTACTGTATTTTTTTGAAATGAGTCTAATATTGCCTGTCCCCACATTTCTGGAACAAACTGATCACCGATAGTGTCTGCATTAGCACCATGTGCTGAATTTCCTTGAACACCACCAATAAGTATATTAGAACCCAAAGGATCTGTTAAAGCCATTTTATATTCTCCTAAAGAGTTTTAACTGTCTTTCAACTGCTCTATTGAGCCTTCATTTTGACAGAGTTTTATTTTTTTTGGTTAAATTGTTTTACAATGTTAGCCCAATTTGCTCTTTTTTCTTCGGTTGTCAGTTGAGCATAAGGTTTGCTAGGCAAGCTTTCCCTTGCTCTACCCATAATCTCTGGAGCATTAGGCTTAGCATTGTTAATTTTACTAGTAACATACTCAAGAGTTTCTAAATCTAAATTAGATAAAGACTCTCTTTCTTCTTCAGGATGGTTTTCTAAAAGAACAGCTCTTTTAGCTTCTTCATACTTTGACCATTTCTCAGCATTAGATGTTAAACTTTCAAGTTCAGAGGAAGCCTTCTCATATAAGGTTTTAAATTCTTCTTTTTCTTTAAGTTTATCATCTTCTGCCTTAGCAAGACTTTTTTCTAATTTAGCTAAGCGAGCTTCTGCATCCTGAGCTCTTTTTCTATACTTTTTGCTTTCTGCAATATACTGCTCATTAGAGCTATCTTGAGTAGTTTCTGTAGCAGGACTTTCACTTACTGTTTCTGTAGCTGCTTGTGTTTTATCTTCGGACATACTGCCCTCCATTTTATATTAAAAATATTATATTTTGCCTTTTTTTGCAAAATACTAATAGATAACTTAAATTAATTATAGGGAATAATGCAAATTTTTGGAAAATTCATTAAAAGAATATAAACAGAAGTGGTTTGACTATATGGATTACAATCCACACTATGGTCAAAAGAAATTACACTTCCCTGATAAAGAAACAGCAAGGTTTTTTGTCATGGTATGTGGTAGAAGATTCGGAAAGA